TTCCGCGTATTGGAGCGTCACCAGTGGCGCGGCATGGACTTTGCCGCGCAGGCGAAATCTATTGAGGATTTAACAAAGAAATACAGCGTGGACTATATCGGCATCGACTCGACCGGCCTCGGTCAGGGCGTGTTTCAGTTGGTGCGCCAATTCTTTCCCGCCGCGCGTGAAATCAAATACTCCCCCGAAATCAAAACCGCAATGGTACTCAAAGCCAAAGACACCATTACCAGCGGACGCCTCGAATACGACACCGGTAGCACGGACATTACCCAAAGCTTTATGGCCATTCGTAAAACCATGACCGCCAGCGGCAATCGCTCAACCTACGAGGCGAGCCGCAGCGAAGAAGCCAGCCACGCGGACGTCGCCTGGGCAATCATGCACGCCCTGTTAAACGAACCGCTTACCGCCGCCAGCGGCAACGACAGCCCGAACATTTTGGAGTTTTACTGATGAGCAAGCGCAGGGGCCGCAAGGCATTAACGACACAAAAACAAGCCATCCAGCCCGAGCAACAGGCGCAGGCGTTCACCTTTGGCGATCCGTCGCCGGTGATGGATAAGCGCGATATTCTGGATTACGTGGAGTGCATCGGAAACAGCCGCTGGTATGAGCCGCCGGTGAGCTTTGACGGACTGGCCCGCAGCCTGCGCGCCGCTGTGCATCACAGCTCACCGATTTACGTAAAGCGCAACATTTTAGCCTCGACATTCATCCCGCACCCGCTGCTCAGTCAGCAGGAATTCAGCAAGTTTGCACTGGATTATCTGGTGTTCGGGAATTCCTTCGCGGAGCTGCGCCGAAATGCTTTAGGGCAACCGCTGCGCCTGGAAACGTCACCGGCTAAATACACACGGCGCGGGACCGAGCCTGGCGTGTATTGGTTTACGCAATACTGGAAGGAGGCGCACGAGTTTGAAAAAGACAGCGTGTTTCACCTGATTGAGCCGGACATTAATCAGGAGCTGTACGGCCTGCCGGAGTACCTCAGCGCGCTAAACAGCGCCTGGCTGAATGAGGCGGCGACGCTGTTCCGCCGCAAGTATTACCAGAACGGCGCGCATGCCGGATACATTCTCTACATGACCGACGCCGCCCAAAGCAGCAGCGACGTGGACAAAATGCGCCAGGCAATGCGTGATACCAAAGGGTTAGGAAACTTCCGCAACCTGTTCATGTACGCACCCAACGGCAAAGCGGACGGCATCAAGATTTTGCCGCTTAGCGAAGTGGCAACGAAAGACGATTTTTTCAATATCAAAAAGGCCAGCCGCGATGACCTGTTAAGCGCGCACCGCGTGCCGCCGCAGATGATGGGGATTATTCCCGACAACGCGGGCGGGTTCGGGGATGTGGAGAAAGCAGCCAAGGTCTTTGTGCGCAACGAGCTGACACCGATGCAGGAGCGGATGAAAGAAATCAACCAATGGTTAGGCGTGGAGGCTATTCAGTTCCAGCCTTACCAGCTTGACGCCTCGTAACGCTGCCCCCTTCGAAGAGCCGTCCACCTGGGCGGCTTTTTTCGGCCTACCGCCAAGCCATTTCGCAACCTCAACCGCCCCGAAAACACCCCCCACCTAAAGCACCTCAGACGCACGACACGACACGACGCGCGCACGCTAATTCACCCCTGAATCTGATTTTCGATGCCGCCACCCCCTGCGTGCGACTGGCTGCGCCTGCGCTGTACGTCTACAGGGGTCAGCGCGCAATACTTTCCCCGCCGCGCCTGCCCGCTTTACAGGCTGTTTTTAATGCAGTTGCACGATCGTAAAAAAACCAGGCTGGGCCTGGCTCTTTGAGTGGATTGCGATCCTATTTGGATCATGCGAATCCATGCGCCTTATGCATGCAGAGTAGGGGACAGGCAATTTCACACCTCTTCTGACCATAAATCATCCGATTCTAACTCTCCGGTATGACTGCTTAACGCCAGATCGGCCATATCAGAGATCATGTCTACCACAATTCCGAATTCGTCTTTACTGCACTGCGCGGTCATCGCAATATCGGCGACAAGTCGAATACGGATAAGTGCAAGTTCTTGCATACGGGAGGATTCCATTGCCTGCCTTTAAGTAATACTGTTTATATGTACAGTATATTAATGTAATGAAAAATTAATTCCAGAAAAATCTTAGTGTTGCACTGTTGTTTTAAGCCAAATTTTAGAGCGTTAAAAGCTGAAATCCCGCGTGCTACGTGGCCTCGGTAGTGTTTCGTTATACTCTGGAATTCGTTAAAAATTAGTAAAAATCTGCCCAGCCTTTAAGGGGGCCGTAGTGGATAACCTGCTTATCTATGATGATTGTTGCTCCTCTTGTCAGTGACTCTAACTCCCATTTTTCAGCCGTGATGCCCTTAACGGCCAGTTCATGCCGGATCAATGGAATTCTCGCCCGCTCTGCCTCGGTCAACCTGGCTGACGGGGCCACTTCTCGGTACTTAAACGGGTTAACACTTCTCTGTTTACGATTTACCCTTGGTGAATCCTCCTTAACACGCGCCACAATCGCCCTCACGGCGGCAGTGTCGGTCCAATCAATCACCATATGCTGTTGGTTTAATAATGCCTCTGAGTGGCTCCCAGCCTCGCCACCGTGGCTATTGGTTCCCGCAGTGCTTTCGACCAACCCACAGTTATTGACAGGACTCCGAGGCGCGCCAGAGGCGCTTTTTAAAGTCAAAAGCTCAACGTCAACGGCAGAGGAGACAATCCGCCATTGCGTTGTACGGGTTTCAAATACGTTGGATTCCCCTAAGTGCGGGGCAAAGATGCCCACAACCTTTTTCACTTCCTCGTCATAGGCGTTTAGCTCGTCTGCAGTGCGGCGAGCCACGCGCACAGTCTGGCTTTCGCGTGGCGTGTTTGCTCCGCCCTGGGCCTCAATATAGGCGGCAAAATTCCCCGCGTCGGCTGCGGCTCGCACGGCTTCCACTTCCTCGTCGAAAGTATCGGTGAGGTTAAGTGAACGAATGCGCCGGCACTCACGGTAAGCGCCCATTGCAGGCAGGCCGATTGAGTGGAATTGAGGGATGCGCCAGGTTGCCGCCCAGGCAGTAACGGCGGCGGCAGCGTCGGAAAGTAGCTCGCCTGTTTCAAAGTCGCGATCGCCTTCCAGCGCGTAGCCATCAATATTTTTAGCAATGTACTTTGCGATATAACCGGCAGCGCCGCCTTTGTTCATATGCTTGCAGTCAAAGCGGTTCTTTGCGGCCCCGCGCTCGTCGCCATCTTCTTTCATGGCGTATTTGCGCATGATGTCGATAATCTGCTGGCGCTGGGAGCGCTTGGCGAACAGCATCATGTGCCAGTGCGGCGTCGCGTCGTGGTGTGGCTCAACAACGCGCATACCGTAAACTTTCAGGTTGTTGTCTTTAAACGAGGTGCGGATCTTTGCCCAAACTTTGCAGAGATAGCGCTGGCCATCTTTTGGCGTGTAAGCCTCTTTATCCCAGTTATGATTAAACTGAACGCGCTTTTCAGCGCCTACGGTGCGCGTCGGGTGATATTTTGAGGGGGTGGTGATAGTAATGAACATGCCCACGTCGCCATTATCTGCGGCGTATTGTTCAGTAAAGGCGATGGTGTTCATTAGCTCCATACGGCGAATCTCAGGATTCGAGATACTGGCCATTACCTTTTCAATCAGGCTGAAACGCTCGCCGGTTTCGGTGTTTTCAAGCTCACAGCTTTTCAGGTATTCAAGGTTCGACAGGCGGCGCGCTTTAACTTCGCGGATTGCTTGGATGCTGGCATAGGCCGATGCAGCTTTATCGCGATTGACTGAACCAATAGCAATCAGCAACGCTTCACGCCACTGCGTGCGCTGGGCCTTGAATTTCCGCTCCCACCACTCCGCATTGACCAGGCGTGACAGACTGGCGATTGCCGCACGGGCATCCATTTTGCCTTTGCGATAACGCACCCAGTGCATCGGCTGCACGTTGAACGCACGCGCCATGCCTGCAATATGGCCGTATAACTCAGACTGCGTCCGGTTATCAAAAAGCACTGCGTTATCGCCCTCATTTGCCGCGATCAACGCTTCGCACTTTTCCTCATAAATCTGCATTAACTGACCGGCCACGCGCATGCACAGGTTTTTTAACTCTTTGTCTTTCATGCCTGGCAGGCGGTTGTATTGGTCAGCCTCAGAGAGGAATAGCAGGGAGGCGTCGGCGTCCATAAAGTGCGCGTTATTCACGGACTCGACGCGGGGCAGGATTGACCGGCTCAGCGTGAAAATAAGGTACTTATTTGCCGCGTGATTGCCCTTTTCTTTCAAAAGGTATTTGTGACGACTCAGAAACTTTGCGGCCAACTCATAAGGTAGCGTTTTAACCTTTGCTAAAACGGCTTGCCCCTGATGGAACTCATCACGGGTAAGCGGTCTTTCCGGCCCTGCAATAGCAGGGCGCGGGGCGTTCCACGGGTAAGCCCATTCAACAGCCTGGGTCATTGAGACTCAGTGCCGCGATAGTGTTTGCCCTTAATCTCGAATATCTCCTGGCAAGGCACACAGCGGGAAACGCCTATCAACTTCTCACGGCGTAAAGCAGGAATGGCCTCCTCGCAGTTTTCACAGAAAAACGCTGATGCAGTAACCGGCTTATTCACTGCCGCCTTGATATGACGCTCTAACGCTTCGGCCTGGCGTGCCTGTTCTAAATCCATAGAATCAGCCATTAGTGGATCTCCTCAGACTCGTTGCGGACTCGGTCAGCTTCCTGACGCAACGTCTCGACGGCCCCGCGCCCGTCGATTTCGTTTTTAACAAGGAATGCCGCAAGAGCCTCAAGCCTTGCAGCGAATATGGCAGAGACGTTTTTACGTTCGTCCAGACGAGCGTCGTTTAGCGCCAGCAAAAAACCTTCGTGAGCGGTAGGAGTCTGAACCGTTTCTGTTCCCACTTTTATATGGAGTGTTTGAATATTTCGCATGTATATTTTTCCTGTTTTTAGGCAAAAGAATGCCCGACGCTCAGAGCGCCTTTAATTTAAAAAAGGGGAGTTAGTGGTTAGTTTTTATCTTGCAATCGTCTTCACTGATAAATCTTGGCAGCGTGCCCGTGAAATCAATTAAAGAATTCAGCGCAGAAACCACTTTTAAGCGTTCGGAATTATTCAACTCCCGGAACTTCAGAGTTAAATGACGCTCTTTCAATCCAGCCATAAAGCACAATGCTTTTTTCATGTGCGGCGGAGTGGTATCAAATGTCTCCTGCGCCACATTCTTTCGGGTGCCTATCATTTCTTTAATGCGAGAAATATGTGTAAGGCCAATCTCTCTTTGTTTTTCATCTGCAAGTAACATAGATGCCTCAACTAAATAAACGCTGAAAGAACGTCTTTTGCTCTACTGCCGAACTGACTTTCCGTGCTGGATTCCAACGTTTACCGCTCGGTAACTCTATCCAGCCGTGACCGAAATGTCTGGATGGGCTTTGCTGCTTTAATAATGGTGCAATTGAAATAGCCATGACTTTCCTTAGCTTAAGCCGATTGACGCGCCCAGCCCGCTAATCACTTCGGCGGTGGATGACAACGCAGGGTTAGAATGAATACGCGCTTGTAACGATATTCCAGCCAATGTCAGGCAACGGATCGCAGAATTAATGCCTGCAGTGAAAGTGCTATGACGACTTGCTGTCATGCGTTCACTTGATACAGCTTCGGCGGCTACGCTTCCGATTGCGGCCGTTGCTTTCATCACATACACCGGTAGCTGTTCTGCAGTCATTTCATTTACTGGCACTGACGGCAGGCAATTAATCTGAGCCAGCATCCCATCTAACAGCGTCGGGTCTTCGGTCAAATCGGTTAACAACATCAAGTCTTCGATAGTGAGCTTGTGTGCCTGGTCAGGGTTTAACTTATTGCGCAGCACCTGTGCAGTGATCTCAGCTTTGGCCGCTAGCTCTTTCAGATTGTGGCTCAAGGCAAACTTTCTACAGGCTTCGTCAAAGTAATGATGTGTGGAAACTTTATAATCAAACATGATTAACTCCTCAAAACTTGCATAATCAAGTTATGGTTTGATATATCGACATTTGACGGCCTGTTGGCGATTTTTCTCGCGCCAGGCGGCAACGTTAATAAGAGCGATGCCGTGTTTTTCCATTACATCGGTGCGCTCTTTGCCGGTTTCCTTGCAGGTGATAGTGCGTTTTATTGTCGTTGTCGGAGTAGGGGCCAGGAGCACTACGCCATTAGCAATCCATTTCTCTAAAAGGGAATCACTAATGCGGTTTGCTGCAGCGAAATCTTTTTTGGACATCGTCGCTGAGGCATTCATAACAACGGCTCGTTCTACGGCGCTGTTTAATGCCTGGCTTAGTGAAGGCATCAACAGTGCTGTAATGCCTTCTATAAATTCTTTAGACCCAAGTAAGTCAGATGCGAGCTGAGTATTTGCATTTTCAGTTTGCATAACGCAGTATCTCCTTTTGTCGTTCGTGTTCTATGGTGTTACATGTGGTGTGTTGTCACTTTAGATCGCAAAAACGATTTGGTAAATGTTTTTTTATCACTTATCGGTGGTTTTTATGGTCATTGAGAAGGCGGGTAGCTCACAAGTCATTGAAAGATTGATGTCTTCTTATGGTGTGATGTCTCAAAAATCTTTAGCTGAGTCATTAGAGATCCCTGCTAATAATATTAGTGGTTGGGTACAACGCGACAGCGTGCCCGGTAACGCAATTATCAAATGCGCGCTGGATACAGGCACCGATCTAGAATGGTTAGTGACGGGTAAGCTTGCAAATGCAAGTTCACTGAATGATGAGCCAGGCAAGAAAGGAAAAGTGCTGCTTGATGAAATTCTTGCTTCTGGTGGAAAGGCAGTTTTAAGGCGTATTTTGGACTCCTACGGTTTTCATACCCAGAAAGAGCTTGGTGACTTATTAGGCATTTCCTCCGGTACAATCAGTACTTGGGTCAGACGTGATTACTTTCCTGGAGATGTAGTTATTACCTGTGCGCTGGATACAGGAGTATCTCTTGAATGGCTTGCGACAGGTAATACAAAAGCTATGTCAGCAATAGCTCAATCTATTGCTAATCAAAGTACAATCATCAACGTTGAGAAGAAACTATTAATTGCAGGAAAGCTAGAAGCACAAGGGTATTGTGCTATCGATGATAGCTTCTTGCCTGATGGTGTTGATAGAGAACATACTTGCTTGATACGGGGTGGTCGTAAGTCATGGCTTGTTGATTTAAGTGCTAAAGAAATTTCCAACGGCAGTTGGTTATTAGATATTGATGGGATCATGGATGTTTACAGTGTATCCAGAATGCCAGGAAATCAATTGCGTGTTACTGGATATGACACTGAATTTGATTGTGCAGTTAATCAAGTCATTGCAAAAGGTGTTGTGGTTTTAACTATTAGTCAAACTATATAAGGATGTATTGTGGAAACTTCTGCTTTTATTTATATCAATGCTAAAAAAGTAATCAATGCTTACTCTATCTACCAGGTAAGTGAAAGTGAATTACATCTTCAGGGAATCTGTAGTAGAAGCAACAGCCTTAGAACATTCCGTAAGGATAGAGTATTAAAAGAGTGTAGCTCTCTTAATGAGGCGATTTCACTTCTTAGTGATTACCCTGTATCAGAACATGAATTTTTAGTAAGTAAGCCGAAGAAAGCTAACCTGTTTGAGGTTTGCTTCACTGGGTTTAAGAAAGATGATAAAGAACGACTCACTGCGATAGCTACCGAAAACAAAATGTCTGTACGCAGCTCTGTGACTCAAAACCTTCAGGTGCTTTGTTGCGGGTACAATGCCGGGCCTACAAAGGTTTCTGCTGCTAGGATGAAAGGAGTGATTATACTTGATGAAAAACAATTTCACTCCTTAATCGAAACAGGAGAATTTCCTGATTTTTGATTTTTTTACTAAATAATACATTAAATTGTGGGGTAAAATGGCTCTTAAAAAAATAATCAGTATAGGGTTTGAACTAGCCTCAGAAGCTGTTCAGCACGAAGGCTTAGATTCCGGTATAAGCCTTCTTGATTGGGATGTAATTTTATATAAACCAAACTTTCTAAATAAGTATTGTTATTCTTCAGATAAATATAGAGGAAAGCCTACATTAGATGATGAGGAATCTCATAAATTTAAACAATATTGTGCACACTGGTATCGTGAAATTTATGACGCTGTTAATAATGGCAAGTTAGTTATAGTATTTCTTTCTGAACTTGAAGAGGTATACATCGCAACTGGAGAAAAAACGTATTCTGGAACAGGTAGGAATAGACAAGCTACCAGGATAGTAACTTTAGCGAATAATTACTCTTCTATACCAATTGCATTGAACCCAGTAGCAACAAAAGGAAAACTCGTTAAGTTGCTGCCTAAAGGTACCGAGCATTTATCATCGTATTGGAAAGACTTTTCACACTTATCATTCTTCAATGTTGTTATATCTGGAGAAAAAATTAAGCCAATATTACAAACAAATACGGGCGGTAAAGTTGTTGGTGCAGAGTATCATAATCCAGGAGGAAATGGATCCTTGATATTATTGCCTAACCTGGATTTTTATTCGGATGAGTATTTTATTGAGAATGAAGATGGTGAGCATGAATGGTCTCAAGAAGCTGATGAATTTTCCGAGAAGCTAGTAAAAGCAATTATATCTATTGATAAAGCAATTCATAGTTCAGGAGTTCAAACTGCAGAGCCTGGTTGGGCATTGGTGGATGAATATAAACTTTCGAATGAGATAACAATTACCAAAAAAGTAAATGAAATTGAAGTTGAAATAAAAGAATCACTCCTTGCTAAAAGTCTTCTTGAAAAGCAGTTAGCTGAGCTAGGCCGAACAAGAAGTTTGCTGTATGAGAAAGGTAAGCCTTTGGAGCATGTAATTTTAGATGCTTTAAGATTAATGGGATTTACTGCATCTCCTTTCGAAAATGCCGACTCTGAATTTGATGCAGTTTTTGTAACTGAAGAGGGCAGGTTAATAGGAGAAGTTGAAGGAAAAGACAATAAAGCCATAAATGTTGAAAAATTAAGGCAGTTATCAATGAATATACATGAAGATCTTGCAATGGAACATGTATCGGAGCCAGCTAAAGGTGTCTTATTTGGTAATGCATATAGACTTACACCACCATTGGAGAGGGAGTGTGCTTTCACTGCGAAATGTATTTCTGCAGCGGAACAGTCATCCACAGCATTAGTCTCAACCGTTGAATTATTCAAAGTTGTACACTCACTTCTCGAATCACCTGATCCTGAATATGCTAAAGTGTGCCGTTTCGCTCTTCTTAATACGAGTGGATTAGTAATATTTCCAGAGCGAAATGTAGGATAATTTGCATAAAAAAAATCCAAAGTGAGGTGTGAAAACCTCACTGAGTCAACACAATCTACCGTATTAAATTTGTAGCCTATTTGTCGCCACTTTACTATGTATCCTATTGTTTTAATTGATTTTAATTAGTATTCGGTCTTTTTTTTGCCCACTATTCAAACCAATAACTTACAATAAAATCAACCACTTAACTCCACTGAGTTACCCTGAATTGTTCCCAGAAAGAACCTCTGTAGCCATTTTACCGCCACTTTTGGCAGGCATTTTTGCACCCAAAATCGACAACGGATTATTGGTTAATGCATCTTCTAAATGGTCCGGTGCAAAGTGGGCGTAACGCATTGTGACGCGGATGTCCGAGTGACCGAGGATGCGTTGTAGCACGACAATATTGCCGCCGGACATCATAAAGTGGCGGTTTTTTATACCTAAGCTCAACGCATTCCCAATCCTCTTCATCTGGCAGAGACTTTGGAATGCGTGACCAAAGTTGCTCAGCTTCCCTTGCTTGCTCACTCTGCGGTGCCGTTTGGCAAAGAATAAACGTCCAATCCTGAGGCGTAACGCCACCCTTTGCTGATGACACCTAAGGACCATAAAGATTGACGCCAGTCTGAAAAGGGTAAAGTTCGAGACCGCTCTTAAGTCGTGGGCATTCACCATCGGCGAGTTAACCACCGGTTGGCTGCCGCTGTGTCAGGGATATATCGGTTCAAATCGTGAGGAAAAAAATCACAGGCAAAGTCACGCTTGACGGCCCTGTCGAAATCAATAAAACACTGATAGTCGAGGGTACAGTTACGCAACCTGAAGAAGTTAAGGCAAAAATTTTAGCGTTATTTCAGAGGCCAGAAGTTAAATTTATTCTGGCCCATAATGCGAAAAAGGGTGATCTAACTCTTTTCACTTTTCCAAATTATTGCTTGGGCAGCGATCGCGGTCTTTTTGTCAGAGTCGTAGGTAATTGCCGGATTTCCGTAAAGCTCATACCCAAGCTCAAGTGCGGCAGAAACACGATGACAGAAAGATGCGTCATCCGGGCCAGTCAAAAGCCTGTATCTTGGTAAGCCTTCGGGTGGATTATTTGGCATGTATAGCTTCCTTAAAATTGATGTGCTCAATTGCCGCTAAGATATAAGACGAGTTGAAAGTAACGTCGCGATAGGTTATTGGCATAATGCCTCCCGTCTTTTTAAACAGATTATGAAACTCTTCTAACTCGGTTTGACGCAATGGGCGTTGATTGCCTTTGGAGTTCAGGATAAACAGTCGGCTATTTTCACTGTAAATACTGAGAGATTTCTTGCGGGCAGCCGTGAATAGTTCGACCGGTGTGACAAAGTAAGCGGTCATCATGCTTAAAAATCTCTCTGAAGACAGAGCGCTAATCGACTCTATGGTTACCTCCGAAAATAAAACCGTTTTGATATAATCTGCACGCTATCTAAATCTTTTAACATTCTATTTAAAGCTATCAGAAATTCTCATTTCTAACCATCGAAAGAGCCGCTTTGACGTATGTCTCATCTGGTTTAAATCTCGACATATACGCAGGCAGATCACTAGGATTTTTTTCCGTTGATCGTTGCTATAAACGCGTGACCTTGACCCAAAATCCTGCTCCATTCAGAAACAGAATTCCGGCATGATATTGACTCCCCTGAACGGAGGGGGGCAGATGAAAAAGTCACGATTCACCGAAGAGCAGATTGTCTTTGCTCTCAAGCATGCCGAGCTGGGTATCTCCGATGCCACGTTTTACACCTGGCGCAAGAAATACGGCGGAATTTCTCCTTCTGAACTCAAACATATGCGGCAGCTGGAAGAGGAAAATCTGCGGCTGAAGAGGCTGGTTGCTGACCTCAGCCTCGACAAGGCGATGCTGCAGGACGTGCTGGCAAAAAAGAACTGCCGATGGCAGCGCACTGCGCCTGCGTATCCGTGGGATCACTGAAATGCGAATTCTGCTCTGAATTTACAGGAAAAATGCTGGACAGGTGGACGTATGAAAGAGGGGTAAGGATCGACTTCTCACGCCCAGGAACGCCGACGGACAATGCGACGGTGGAGTCCTTCAACGGCAGGTTAAGGCAGAAATGCCTGAACGATAGTGGGTTTATGTCTCTGGAGGATGCCCTCCGAATTTGCCGGTTTCCAGAATATGCAGCCAGAATGAAGCCGGTTATTCCTGAATATGGCTGGATCACATACGGGGAGCGGGTCAACAAGTTTCACATCTCATCTTAGTCATTAACGACATCTTACTTAGCGTGAAATATTGCTCTCTATAATAGCCTTAAAGCCTGTCCTATCACCCCATCCTTGCGCTACATCAACATCCCAGATAATGAAATTAACTAAATTACTCCCCGCTGTTTATGCGTCGTGAGTCTGGGGCCAAATTCTTTTAATCCCGCTCCCATCAGCCCTAAGAAAAATAGCGACAAATTTTAATGCTGTTGAAAATATCTGGGTAAAAACAATGTTTACGTTGTTCTATTTGTCCGTTGTTATGGTATTTGAAATCACTCTAAGTACGGTTTGCCGACGAGGATATCTAAAATATTTAAAAATCTTCCATCGTTACCATTTCCGTTCTCTCCGCAAACCTCGTCAGCTACTCTTTATCCCGCACGGTCATCGTTGGGAAATTCTAAAACTTCAGCATTTAGGCGCGATGAGCCCATCAGGCAGAGCTTATCCTTCTACCTACGTGATTGCCCGCTGTCAGGGATGCGGGGTCCGTAAGCACAAAGTCTTCTACAACAGCCATCTCAAGGTCTCTCAGTGCAGGCGTTGGTTATAGGAGCAAGGCGCAATGTCTCTATTCTTATTACCTTAACATTCGTGCCTTAAATATCTGAGAGCTCTGAGTGTCGCGTTCAGTTTGACGAATAAATCTGTCATCTGATGGTCTTATTTTTTATCTATCTTTTATAAAAACATCCTCTCTTTCTTACGGAGAAGCTTATGCAGCCGTACCAGGAATCGCTATTTCCCGTCTCGATTAAGGGGATTGTGCAGATTAGCGACAAGATTCTGCTATTAAAAAACGAGCGGGAAGAGTGGGAGTTGCCGGGGGGAAAGCTCGAGAAAGGGGAAACGCCTGAAGAATGTCTTATCCGTGAAATGTATGAGGAGACGCAGATAGCGTCGTCGGTGCAGGGCATTATCGACGCCTGGCTTTACCGGATTGGTGCTAAAGAAATATTGATTGTGACCTATCTCATGAAGGTTGAACCGGCCTCAAGCCAAACGATAAAAGTCAGCCATGAGCATAAAGAAATAGGGATGTTTAGTCTGAATGAGATTGCAGAGCTCAATATGCCAATGGGGTACAAGACGTCGATAGGGCGAGCAGTAGGGCGAGTCATTAACCCAGTTTGAGAGCCTATAGGCAAAGGATGCAGCGACATACGCATAATCTGACCATCACAAGGCACATAAGGTATCGCGCCCTGTGATGAAGATTTTTTAAATCAGGTCGTCCGGGGTACGAAATACTACTGTTTCGAGGGCGTTTCGATAAATATCTGATTTGACCACGTCTGTTTCTATTTCTAATCGTTCGAGCAGTTTTGCCATGATTGCTTTGTTATTGACCAGTCGTCCTTTGAGGGAAAGTTCTATCTTTATTTCCTGAATGACGTCTGATTCGCTTTTAATGGCATGAGCAGTCTTGACGCGGGATTTTTCTAACTCAACGCTGTTTATTTGAGACAT